ATCACTTACGGCGATGACAACAAGGGTAGCGTCTCACGGGAGAGACCCTTGTTTAACATCAAGGAATGTTCCAAATTCTTGGGATCGTATGGTCAAATCTACACTATGCCTGACAAGGAAAGTGAATTGACCGAGTATATGCTGGACGAGGATGCTGAATTCTTAAAAAGGCGCTCTGTTTACCATGAAGCATTAGGTTGCTATGTGGGAGCGTTGGATGAGAGCTCAATATTCAAAAGTCTGCATTGCTATTTACGACCCAAGGGTGCGCCTCTCACACCACACGAGGCGTGTGCACAAAACATTGATGGAGCCATAAGGGAATGGTTCAATCATGGCAAGGAGGTGTTTGACAAGCGGAGGGCTCAGATGACACAAATTGCCAAGACGTGCGACATCGATTTCATGTGTACGATGCTAAATATGACATATGAAAATGTGCCAGGAGTGGCACGAAAAATATACTCAACCAGAGGAGTCTGGTTGCTAAGGCAGAGCAACACTCACTTACATAATTGGATTACCGGATGTATTATTTTATGTGTGTATATTATATATGTTTAGGCTTTATGTATAGTAGATGTTCCCCTCGTGGAACACCCCTATTGAGGGGAGTGATTGGTCATCACACAAAACACACGACCGCTTCCTCGTTTGACTCGACGAGGATGTGTACATATTATGAGTTACTTCAAAGTTCAACATTAACATGACAAAAACAGAAAATGAAGGAGAGGAGAAACACCAGATTTTGCGCCTCGGCTCTGCACCATCGTCCTCGGACTATGGTGTGGCTGGTGATTTGGGTGACAGAACAAGAGCTGTTACAATGAATATGGATGATTCTTTTTCGTCCTGGTTTCAGCGACCAATCAAAGTGGCAACTTACTCTTGGGAAATCAATACACCATTGTCGGTGACATTTAATCCCTGGAGCTTGTTCTTCGAGAATCCACGAGTAATTAATCGCATCAACAATTACAATCTTTTACGATCACGATTGTGCGTTAAATTTCTCATAAATGGTAACTCGTTCTATTACGGAAGAGTTTTGGCTTCATACACACCTTTGCCAAATGAGGATGGTTTTGCACCAACTTCGATTCCCGTACCAGAAGGTTTAATTCTCGAAACCCAAAAACCGCATGTTTACATTGATCCCACGCATTCAGAAGCCGGCACTATGTGCTTGCCATTCGTTTGGCCAGAGAACGCGTTGTCAATTCCGCTTGCACAGTGGAGACAAATGGGTGAAATGCGATTGACCACGATGAACGTGCTCAAGCATGCAAACGGGGGAACTGATG